TTACACCTCGGGCATCTGTGAGGAAGAGGCGTCCCTTGCGGTGGCCGTCGTAGGTCATACCGCCAATACTAGCCCGGTTACCAGGCACCAGGCCCTCATCGGCGATCGAGTTGAGCCGGTTCATGTAGGTGACGTGATAGAGATATCGCGGTGCCGTGGCAGCACGCTTCCGGATCTCAGAAGCATTGACGCGCACCTGCCCCGGGTCCGGCAGGCAGCCATCGAACTCCAGGAGGCGCGGGAACTCTTCCTGCAACTGCTCCCAGGTCAGCCGATCGGCGGAGGCCTCACTCGCGCCGTCATTCAGGTGCTCGCAGAACAAGTCTTCCCAGCGCTGATCTTCCTCTTCAGTCAGCCGGGCAAGCCGTTTCGGACGTTTCTGTAACAGTTTTGACTTCATTCAATAGCCTCTATTATGGCGTCTGGAAGTGACGGAATCACTTCGCGGTATTGTAGATCGCCACATCCGGCCAAAAGATCGTCGCAAGAATACGGTATCCGTCCGTTCCCGGCAAGGGAATCAGATTGAAGAGGGCGATACCGAAGTTCCATACGGCCAGCCACGCGGCGAGCCGGATGCCGATCTCTGGAATGAAGAACAACCCAAATGTGAGCATCAGGTTCGACAGCGGCCCGGCAGCGGCTATGACGACGTCATGGAGGGGCTTGCTCGCATATTTCCGGTGAGTATAAGCTCCCACCAGCTTAAGGCCGATCCCATGAACGCGTACGCCGAACATCCGGGCGGCCAATGTATGTGCTATTTCGTGGATGAGCAGGCTGACCGCGATCAAGAGACCGGCAATCACGCCTCGCATGAGTCCTAAATTCCGAAAACTGAAGGCGATGAGGACCGCGATGAGGAGCCATCCGGAGCGGTGAATGGTGATTTTCATGACACTAGGTTCTGGGCGGCTCATGGGAAATCAGTGAAGTTACAGTCCGACAACGCGGAAGGACGGATTGGAATTTTTTCAGCACAAAAGGTAATACCCCCGTGCGCAGTACGGCCCGATTTATCACGAAGATTTCGGCGGAGAGGCCGGTTACCGGAGCAGGCTGCCGATCCCAAAGCCGTCAGTGAGGCTGGAAATAAGGCCAAGGAGCGCGATCCCGGCCATCACGATCGCAGCGATCGGCTGATGCAGGATGAGGAAGATGAGCGCCAGGAATACAGCGATGATGATTACGGGAGGTAAGCTGAGAGCGATGAGGATAAGTAGGAGCATGAAAGCCTCCGGAAGCTTCACTGGAGGCTTTCATAGTCGAAATGGCGGACAGTGCAAGGATCGAACTCGCGTACGCCAGGATCGCTGACGTTCACCGGATTTCAAGTCCGGAGCCATTACCACTCGGCCAACTGCCCGTTTGAGATGTTGCTTTATATCGGAGCCACATTACGATCTACGTGGATATATCAAAACTGGAGGAAGAGGTGAGGAACGATCTCACAGCACCTTCCGGTGCCCTCGCTTTCGAGGCGAGTTGGCGTGCCAGCCCTGCCGACTCTTCCGTGGCGGTGCCGCCGAGATTTGAACTCGGGAGTCCGGGTCTTAACCGGGCTACTCGCTTTCCAGGCGAGTCGTTTAAGCCACTCACGCACAGCACCGTAAGGATTCATATATGGGTCCGTGATGAGCTTTCTGGACCCATATATGCACCATTAACCTATGGCGGAGAGTGTCCGATTCGGACGGACGGTGCCCGAAAGCACGTCTGGTTAGCAACCAGGTGGGTTAAACCCCTCCCCCAACTCTCCAAGCTTGTGGTGCCCAGGACGAGGATCGAACTCGTACGACCGTTAGGCCAGCGGTTTTTAAGACCGCCGCGTCTACCAATTCCAGCCACCCGGGCACAATCGTCAGAATCGAATCCTTTATCGTCAAATCATGGTGCGAGCGGCGAGACTTGAACTCGCATACCGTAAACGGCGCTGGGGCCTAGACCCAGTGTGTCTCCCAATTCCACCACGCTCGCATAACTCAATCTTTGGTCCCCGGGGCGGGACTTGAACCCGCAGAATCTTCCGCTTCTGAAGCGGACGCCTTTGCCAATTTGACCACCCGGGGACATCTCGCAAAGGCTAATGTGCTGGTCGGCCCGGAGAGAGTCGAACTCTCATCCCAGTTGCCCAGGTCTCGCACCTCAAGCGAGCGCGTCTGCCTAATTCCGCCACGGGCCGACATTAAAAGCTAAAAACCGCACAGCAACAAAAGCTTGCGATCGCACAACACCAAACACCTGTACTCGCACGACATGAAAAACTTGGAGGAGCACGATCCTCACATTTGAACTAGTAAATAAGCCTTACAAGTTCGAAACTCATGGAGGCCCTGGCCGGGTTCGAACCGGCGCGTGCGAGTTTTGCAGACTCGTGTCTTTCCAGCTTGACGACAGGGCCTCATCTTTGTGAACGATCGATTACTCAAACGCCTTGGCGTCAATTCGCCTGCCACAACATTTCATCGACCACGTGGGGTTCAGCACGTGCTTATTTCATAAGCGTCAGTCCACAATCCTTGGTGCACCCGATAGGGATCGAACCTACTTGCTCCGAAGAGCCACAGGGTTACAGCCTGCTGCCCGACCATTTAGGCGTCAGGTGCACATCTCAAACTTGTGGTGCCGGAGAAGGGACTTGAACCCTTACGCCCGAAGGCAGTGGATTTTGAGTCCACCGTGTCTGCCTATTCCAGCCACTCCGGCACATAAAACAAAAACCCCGCCTTTCGGCGGGGTCCTGATCTTCCTGAACCTTGCGATTAGACGTTCGGGTTACCCGAATCGAATCCGCGTCCAGACGACAGGACCCCGCCACTAAGCGAATAGCTTAGCGATGAGAGACATAGGCTAGACAATAACTTTTGCATAACACTTACTTGGACGCAAGAGATCGGCAAAAGTTGCGCGGAAAATGTTGTAGAGAACCTCTCCGATTTCACGTGGGCTCGCCAGATTGTAGTGTAAGGGAACTCAATACAACAACTCAGGAGATGACTGACATGGCGACCGCGAGACCGAGCATTGTTCCGATGACCAAGCCCAGCCGCAAGAAGAGCCGCAAAGTGGCCCTGCTTACGCCGCTGCAGTTCGAGCGTATGACCGTCCGCCAGCAGATCGAGCATGTGTTCTGTCTGCCCGCTGCTGCCAGCCGCGTCGTCAGCATCGTCCTTGGCATCCTGTTCGGCGGCATCTTCCCCCTCGCCGCTTTCCTGCTCGTTCACGATCCCCGGGGCGTCGCGAGCAACATGTATCTGTGGTGGCTGGTAGGCGCTGCGCTGACCTACTCCGCGCCCAAGGTGTTCATGTACGCTCAGACGTTCCTCGGCACCGACACCAAAGGTATCATCATGTCGCTGGCGACTGCCGGGTTGCTCGAAGGCACAATGTCGTTCGCGCCGATCCCGTGCCTGAAGTATCTCTCACTGGCGATCCTGGTGTTCGTGAACGTCACGAGCGCGGCCATCCACTTCCAGATTCGCAAACAGCCTGTGGCGAAGAAGTCGAAGCGCGGCTAATCGATTCGATTCTCTGCGGCCTCCTTTCGGGGAGGCCGTTCGGCTTTAGGTAACACCCGAAGTTTTGAAAACCAGCTATGCGCCTCTAAGTAGGGATGGACTGGTGCGCCGGACGGAGAGTGTTAGCCGGGCGAGCCCATCCCCGATTCTTTGGGGCGTGTACATGATCGTACTGAATCAAGGCAAGAAACTGGCACCAGGTGACCTGGGGATCAACGTTCGCGACAGCAACGGCACCCTGATCGATCCTGCTTCCATCTCTTTCTCGATCTTTTCGGTGGACCCGGCGACCGGCACGCGGACCTTGGCCAGCCAACCAAAGGCGGTTCCGGCGCGGGCAACGGTTGGGACGTTCTATATTCCGATGACGGTTCCTACGGTCTGGGAGGGGCGCTTCGACCTCGTCTGGTATTTGATTCAGTACCCGGGTGCTCAGGAAATGACCGTCTTCGAGGAGTTCGAGGTCGTTCGCATCGATCCGGCGAAGACCAGCTTTGAAGCGCCCTCCGTTCTGATCACCTCGCGCCCGGGAATCAACAAAAAGATCGCTCACCATATCATCCTGGTCCGCGAACTTCTATCGGACGAGAATCCCGATCGCAATTATCACTTCCGCCCGCCCACCCCCGGCAGGGTGGTCGCCGACTACAACACCCGTGTCGGCTACATCTGGACCGATTCAACGATTACCCGGATGCTGCGGCTGACGATTTCGAAGTTGAACACCTGGAACCCGATGGCGCTCACCAATTACAAGCTCGAAAATGCGCCGGAGACCTGGGCGGACGCGGCGGCGGTCGGCGCGGCGGCCTCCTGCCTTTCAAAGGAAGCGGCCCGCTGGATCGCGGAGGAGTTTGGCTACTCGCTGAACGGTATTGCTCTCGACCTCAACAAGTCGGGTAGCTACCAGTCCCTGGCCGAGTCTCTTAAGTCGGAATTTTCGGAATGGGCCGACAACCTTACCGCTAACCGCCCTTGTTCTAGTGGTTTACGACAAAATCGATGGATTTTGGGCTGAAAAACGAAACCTGATTCCGTGCTTGATATATTTCAGGTAAACTTCACCATTTTTCGGTGGATTGTCCAGTATATAGTGTGGGGGATACAATGACAGTGATGAGCGAAAAGACGATTAGCTTCGACAAGCAGGCCGCCGATAGCCGTCTGACCACGAAAGTCGCCGCGATGAGTATGGCCGAGCGCGACGCCCGCGTCGAAGAACTGTATGCCGATCCCGACCGCAATAGCCCAGAAAAAGCATTAGAGTGGACGAAGCTCATGTTTGGCGAAGACCTGGGGATCGAATAGCCTTCGTTAATTCCAATATTTAGACTTTACGACTCTTGAGAGTACTCAATATTTGGAGAGTCGTCTATGTATCTGGGCAGGCCTTATCCATCAAGCTGGGTTCCACTGGACAAAAAGCTTACCGATAAGAACCGGGAGCACGTTGAGGAGAGGTTCCAAGAGCGTAATGTCCTCCCCAGTGATTTATTCCCGATTCAGGAATGGCGCAGGACCCAACCCAAAGTTCCGCCTGGACGCTGGCATATCGATCTCCCTAAAGGCAGCCTTTGCGGGTATGGGGGGCAATTTACTACGTTCCTTGAGCATCATATGGTGCCGAAGGAAAGCCAGCGAATATACATCATGCAAAGGGGCCGTTTGGCTTCCGGTCGTCACTGGCTTCTGGAAAGGAAGTCGGCTGGCGATGCGGCGTACCTGGATGCGCCGCCGACCCAAGATTCCGTTACTGAAAGCCCGAGCTTCAAACGGTGGTTCGCCGGGTCCAAGATCGTGGACGGCAGCGGTGCTCCGCTCAAGGTCTACCACGGCACCGGAGCGGATATTGATGAATTCAAGTACGAGTTCGCCAATCGCGGACGGGATCAGTTCGGCTCCGGGTTTTACTTCACACCGGACCCCACAGCGGCTTCCGGATATGCGTCCGAGCGCACGATAAGCGATGAGCCGAAGCTGGGCGGTGAGCAGGCAAACGTCATTCCCGTCTACCTCGCGATCAAGAAGCCGGTCCACGTGAACTATGGCGAGGCCATCGAGCCCGCGATGTCCGCCGTGCAGGTGCGGAAAATCATTCAGGCATCCCCGAATCTCGATGACGCACTTACCAATGTCGGCGACATTCAGTTTGAGGGTCGATCCGCCGTTCTTAGGCAAGCAGTGAAGCTTTATGAGGGAGCCGACCTGCTGTATCAACTTACCACGCTCGCAAATGACTTCTATCCCCGCGATGTACAGGCTTTCAACACAATCGTTCGTAATGTGACCGGATACGATGGCGTCATTGGCGGAGAGAATGTGGAGAACGCGATCATCGTTGCTTGGTTTCCGAATCAGATCAAGAGTGCACTTGGCAACAGCGGGGAGTTCAATTCGCGCAGCCCAAAGATCACGGCGTCAACTAAAAATATCCCCGTCAATAAGCTCTCGGAAGCTAACCCATCGCATAAGTCCGCAAAGATTATCCGCGATCCCGCGTGGATTTTACAAAACGCACGATTTTACGAGGATCAGTTCGGCGATCCTGACCATCCCGCGTATTTCCCGGCCAATAATTGTACGTGGAAAGTAGTTAATAAATTCCCATTGAAAACTTTGGCCGGATTTGACGAAGGAGATTTTGATTATGTTGTGGGGGAGATCGGACAAGAAGCCGAGTTTTACCCAGAGTCGGATGAGGGGACATATCTGGAAAATTTCCGCAAGGCTCTATTGGATGGGTCGATAGAGCCCATTGTTGTGGTGCAGGGCCGCGATGGGAAGTTTTATGTGTGGGACGGAAACCATCGGGTAGGGGAGGCGCAAGCTCTCGGTGTGGAAACTCTTCCGGCATACGTCGGTACGCTAAAGAAAAAGAAGAGGGGTAAAGCTAAACTCCTTTGTCAGGCCGACGTATCTCGTACTGCTGCCCTCCCCCCGATCGACAGCGACGCTCAGTGGGCGCAGCAATGCATGGAGCGGGCGCGGAAATGGGTCGCCGATGAGGCCAAGAGCGGGCCGCTCAGCGACGGACAACTAGGCCGCTTGATGAGCGCCGCGTTCGATTACCTGATCATCGTCAAGTTCATTGGAAAGCCCGCAGAGGAGCGGGGAGACCGTCTTCAATATAGCGTGGCAGGGGCTTATAACGCAGGAGGGGACGCTACCGATCCGATCGTTCTTAAGATAAGTCCCGGGGTGGGGGTGCCTCTTGGCGAATCGGCTGCGAACGGGACCTCCTGGTGGACTCAATTTGCTAAGAGAGTCACGGATGTTCTCGTCCATGAGCGCACCCACGCCCTACAGTTCAACCGGTGGCGTACCAATAAAAGGAAGACAGACCCCTCGGGAGAGGCTTTCTTCAAGGACCTTGACCGTTTCCATCAACGCTATCACTCTCCGAAAGAGGTAGAGCAGAGCGCCTACGGAGATGTAGTCAAGTACCTCGGCAATAAGTTTGAGATCAGCGCGCACGCCCGCCAGGCCGTGCAGCAGCTTCGCGACGCGGGGATGACCGACCGCGAGGTTTTCATCTGGATTCGCCGCAAAGGCGGCTGGAACATCCTGGCACAGAAGAGTCAGGTATTCCAAAGCTACTACCGGATACACCTCTTCAACCCCGAGAAGGGTAACCCGATTTTCCGCGAGTTCCTTAAGGACCTGACGCGGTCGCTCTCACAGGACGACACTGCACCCATTTCGCGCGAAAACTATGAATTAGGTAAGGAATTGAGTCCCGAGCATTTCTCGGAAAAGCCGAACCGCTGGTCGCTTGATCGGAAGAAGAAAAGCTCAGCGCAGGAGGCGGAACTTCCGAATGGGGAGGTCGTTCTCATCGTCTCGACCGACCCCGCTACGAACAAGGCGACCGTCACCGATCGGAAAGGTGAGAACCAGCGCCAGGTCCGTCTCGACCGTCTCGACCTTGCGAGGCCGGAAGAGGGGATCAGCCGCGAACTTGTGAAGAAGCTTTACGCGGCTACCAGCCCGGCACTCATAGGCACCGTGGGTGACTTCCTTACAGACGAAAGGCTGCGCAAGCAGTTCGCGGCCATTCTCTGGGTGCCGGTATGGGCTTACCCGGGCCTGGCGAAGACGCGCAAGGCACTGGGCACGACATTCAACGGCGGCCCTAAGCACATCTTCATCCAACTCGACGGCGGGGCCGACAACCAGATTTTCTACCACGAACTGGTGCACGCGGATCGCATCGCCAAGGGCCGCTCAACGCTCAAGACGGATCGCGAGAAGCTTGAGGATTCCGCCGAGCGCGGCCAACAGTACTACGCGGAGCGGGAAGGGAAAGAGTTCGAGAAGCCGACGCGACGTAGTGCTTCCGTCGCAAAAGACCCTGACGGGCTGATAAAGGCACTCGAATCTATCCGTCCGCAACTCTCCCAAGCCGCGCAGAAAGTCTACGACGCGTGGGAGCAGGACGAAGAAGGTATCGATGAGGAGTATGGCGGGGGCGGTATATGTGGGGACGTGGCGCAGGCAATGGAGTCGGTCATTTATGACACTTTGGGCGCTCGCTTTCCGAATCTCGAAACGCAAGAAGGTGGCCAGGACGGCGATGATCACGCATGGCTGATCGTGCGCGACGGGTGCACAGCGGTCGGAGTGGATATTCCACCTGAAGTCTACGAGACCGGTGGCGGGTATTCATGGACGAAACGTGAGGGTGTGACTATCGATGGTGGTGACGTAGAGGTTTTTGACCTCTCAGACATCCTCGGCGAGGATTCCTCAAAACAGGCGGCAAAGACGGCTGACCGGCTCACCAACATGGAAGATAGCGAAGAGCAAGCGGAGCAGCCAAACGACAACGAGGTATGGGCGGAGTCATTGAATGGACCGGTGCCGAACCGTAGCATCGCCTCAGCACCCGCCAAGATCAAATACGGAACCGTCCAGGCTGACCTTCCGGAAGAGAGCGAAGCCTTCGAAGCGGTCGCGGCGCTCCGCTCCGAGATTGATGAATCCGACTTGGACGGCAAGGGAATCCGGATCGGACGCTCACATATCACGGTCCGTTACGGCATCAAGACCGATGACACGGCTGCGATCGAAGCATTCCTAAGCACGTGGTATCCGATGGAGGCTATGCTCACGGAGACCTCCTCATTCGAGCCCTCGAAGTCCAGTGACAATGCGGCGGTGATTATCTCGCCGGTGGCGTGCCAGGGCTTGTTTCAGTTGAATGCGAAGTTAGGTGAGATCGGCGACTTCAAGGCCGCTGATTTCGACTACAAGCCGCACGTGACGATCGCCTATATTAAACCCGGCACCGAATCGAAGTACGTCGGACGTACGGAGATGCAAGGCAAGACCTTCACGATCCGTGAAGTTGTGGTTATCACACCGTCGAAGCAAGAGAAGGTGATCACGTTGAACGGAAAGTTCAAAACCGCCGCCGACTCAACATGCAAATCCTGCGGATGCAAATGGTCCGAGCATTACCACCAGGCCGACTTTTCGTGCAAGAACGAGCCCGGCTGCGGCTGCCTCGGGTTTACCGAGGAAGGCTGGCCGCAACAGAAGGCTGCCGCCGCGTCGAAGACCTATTACCACCCCACCCCGGCTGCAGAAGCAATCCGGCGCGAAGGTTTCAAGCCTAGCGTCCAGGGTGAGCTTGGTCCAGGCGTCTATATCAGCGAACAGCCGATGCACCCGTATTTCAAGAAGCATGAGGATCACGAAATTCTGTCGCTTTCTATCGGGAGTGCAAAGCTGCTGACGATCAACGCGGAAGCACCGAACACGCCGCTCGCGATCATCGAGACGCTTTATGGCCGCGAGCAAGGGGCCGCATTCTACGACGAGCATAAAAAGGACATCTGGGATTTCAACGTGGGACGACCCAACTGGAAGTTTCTGGACGGCCTTATCGAGAAGGCTGGCTTCGATGGCATTAAGGCGGAAGGATCGATCACGCCGCGCAACATTGTGATTTTTGACCCGAAGAAGGTGAAGGTGCTCGACGTTCCTTCGATCGAGAGTAGCGCGAACAACCCGAAGCTGGCCGCCGAGCAGGTGGATTGGCATCCCATCCTGACCGAACTCATGGCACTCCTCGAACCAGGCCTCCCGGTGCCGAAGGTAAAAATCGTCAACTCGAAAACCAATTGGCTTGGTCGCTGCGTGTGGCGTTACGGCAGGGCGGCTGATGGGAAAACCTTCGCCGACGATAACACGACCATCGATCTTCAGAAGTCCATCATGACCGATGAGTACACCGTTCGCCGTGTTCTCGCGCACGAGCTTGCCCACCACGAAGACGATTTAGTGAACCTGCGTCCCGAACTGCTGCGCCTGGGATTCCATACTTTCCAGATGATGCGCAAGATGAAGAAGGACGGTCATGGTCCTTCCTGGCAGGCGATCGCGGCCCGCTTCAATGCGAAGTACGGAGCCGACTTTGTCACCAAAACGTCGGATGAGAGTTATGTGCTCGATCAGTCCGATGTGAAGCCTTATTTCGTCTTCATCTACCACGCCTACTCCGGAAAAATCAAGTGGACCCACGCGAACATCATCAGCACGCAGATGCGGAAGTATCTGAGCGAGCGCGTGAAGGAGAATCAGGAACTTACGGAAGCCGGTCAACCCCCAATCTACCGGCTTCTCAAGACAACCGACCCGTTCTTCATGCGGAAATCCCCTACGATCGGCAGCGGTTCTATGGCGTATACGAACGAGGCCGAGGAGAATACTAAACTCGAAAAACTGTGGAGCGAGGGTGAGGACGTACTGGCGCAGTACTCTAGTCCCCACGACCCGGACATGAAGCCATACTTCGTTCTCATGGGACGCTACCTGCGCGGGAAGCTGGCCTGGCAGCACGCAAAGACTCTTACGCCGAAGATGAAAGAATACCTGGGGCGGATTCATATGGACGGCGGCACAAAGCTCCTTCAGACTGACGATCCGTTCTTTATGGAGTCGCCGAAGTTCGAGGGATGAGGAGCAGCAGGCCAAGGCGGAGAAACTCTGGAGCGAGGGTCAGGACCTGCTGCCACAGTACTCGAAGCAGGGTAAGACCGCTGCACCTTCGAAGCCTCTACACCAGGTTCCGAAGGTGCAGTACCTGGCCGACAACGAGCAATGCGGCATAGACATGAGTTTCTACTCCAAACTCCGCAGCGCCACACGCGGCCAGATCGTTGGCAAGCTCGGCGACTTTCTCCAGGGTAAGGCGCTCCGGGATCTGTACAAGAGCGCGTTGGATACTCCGATCATGGCCCTGGATACCGCCGTCGAGAACGGAAAGGCGGTATCGCGCGAGGACACGATTTTCCATGGAGCCGTAGGCCGCTACAAGGGCCGCACGACGATCTTCATGAATCCGCACTCCAAAGACATGATGGCGACGCTCCTGGAGGAAGGAGCGCATGTCTGCCGCGCCGCTGCCGGGCGTCAGGACAAACCGCAGTCGTTCATGAATCAGACCTGGGAGGAGTACGAATCCCAGCCTGCGGAGCAGTCGGCCAAGAAGATGGTGGAGCACGCTCTTAACCTGATCCGCAAGAATCCGCAATGGGACCACGCGGCGGAAATCTTCAAGGCGGTGGATAACGGGATCGAGCCCTATACTGGCTGGGAGGAGGACTATCCTTCAGTAGCGGCGTATCGGCGTAAGAAAGAACGGTCGGATGGGAAGCCGGTGGAGAATCTACATGAGGACAATCGCATTACTGCGGCACAGGCGTCAAAAATCGGGTATCACGCAACGACGGTGGCAGCCGCCGAAGAGATCATGCGCACTGGTTTGAAAACCCCGGCTGCGCTGGGTCTAGGTATGGGCGGAGCCTCACATACTTACTTCACCACGAACAAGCGAGTTGCGCTAGGCTGGGGTCTACGCAAAGTGCGGCAATCTGGCACTAAGGACGGGATTGCATTGATAACATTACGTATTCCCCCAAACGCCGTTTTTATAGATCGCCACAATCCCGATGTTGGTGCCGTTGAAGGGAACATCCCAAAACGTTTCATGAAGCGACTGGAGATTTACCCCACACGTGAGGTCGCTGAGGCTATATCGACCCACACACCTCTTCCTTCTCCTATCACCTAATTCCTGCTCCCCGTCTACCCCCCTCTTATAGAGGGGCACTATGATCCGGGGACTTCTAATTTTGAACAGCGCCTACGATGGGTCACGAGACCTATGGTGGCCGCTCGTCTCCGAGGCCCGCGCCGGATACAACATTTATCGCGCATACGACGCCCCCTACAACTGGGTCAAGCTGAACCAGACCGGCCCCGTCCCGGGCCATTTCTTCCGCGACCAGACCCGTCTCAAACTCAACGAGTACGAGGTCCAGGCCTCCGACTGGCTCGACCAGAACGGCATCCTCGGCCCGCGCATGTTCAAGATCCCGGAGATTCCGGTTTCCAAATTGGAACGCGGGCGGGTGGTCTACCAATCCACGCCGGACGACGTGATGATTCAGGTCACCTACCAGGACGGCACCACCCAGCTAGTGCGCTCGGGGTCGGTTAGCGCCCTCGATCAGACGGTCACCCTTCCGATCGGCCTGACCGTGGCTCCGAGCGATTCCGTCAACGCCGGTGATTCGACGGCGGCATGGCCGGTCATCGACTACGCAAACGCGGTCAGCTTTACAGCGATCTACCATACCGTCGAGAACTTCATCGACATCGCCGCCAATATGACCCGAACCTATTACGCGGTTGTGCCGGTTGGCGATCGCGGCGAACTCCATCCCCCAGGGGCACCGAACACCGAGGTGGTCAGCACGCTCCAGATCGACCGGATGGACTACATGCAACAGGAGATGGTCCGCCGTAACCAGTACATCTTCGAGCAGGCAGGGGAGCCCGCGTACCTGATGTTCCGGCGCAGGTGCGGGGAGCGCTGCGGTTGTACGGCGAATGACACGAACCAGCCCAGGACCAACTGCCCGGCGTGCTTCGAGACCGGCATCGTAGGTGGCTACTATGGCCCCTACGATTTCCTCTTCATAGATCCTGACATGGGGCTGCTGCGCACTCTTGACGAGGGCGGCATCAAGGTGGAGCGGCCTTCACGGTCCTATCTGGGGCCGACCCCGATCGTCCAGGACGGCGACATGATCATCCGGCGCAACGGCGAGCGCCTGGTAATTTCCAACGTGACTTACAAGATGCCGCGCGGTGTGATCCTGCAGCAGGATTTCGATGTTGAGTTGCTGCCTGGCGGCGACACGCGCTATCTGATTCCGATCGCGTCGCCCAACGAGCCGATCATTTACAACCCGGCTGTCACGAAGGACCCGCTTGATGGTCAGGGCGGCGCGGAGCCGATCTATGAGGCGACGACGGTGCCGGGTAAGGATTGGGAGAACAGGGACCCGCAGGTCGGAAGAACGATCACGTTCGGACGCATCAATTCCTAGTTGAACCAGGAACTAAGGGAAGCCGCAACCTTCGGGAAACCGAACATCACCTTGCGTACCTGCTTACCGCCGATCGCACGGGTATAAGAGAATTCGTTATCAGGCTCCGGTGTTAGGGTTTTACCGGACAACACTTCCTGGGCCTCGGAGAAAGGCACCTTGGGGATGCCCCATTTCTCCAGGAGATGTTCCCAGGGGCCGGATGCCTCCGAATAGAAGTGGTCCGATGGATTATTGTACAGTCCCATTCGGATACGCTTCAGTTCCGAAGTACTTTCCCGTTGCCCATCATTCCCACTAAAAATGATCTTGTTTCCGTAGGGAGTCTTCTTATAGGCGATGAACCACCGGTAGTAGTTGGGATCGGCGTCATCAATTCCGACAATCCAGCCCGAAGCCTCCCGGCGCAGATTGGCTCCGGTGGTTAACACATCGAGGCCGCACTTCGTGTATGCCGAGTGCAGCAACCGATCGATCTCCTCATTGGAGAGAGGAACATCGGTGGAAGTAAACCACTCCTCCCGTGCCCGGCGATGGAACGTTGCGACCTTCATCATTAAAGGGACGGCTAGTTCGGCGGCAGGACTTCAGCTTGATCCACACTTTGAACGGCCTGGCCGAAATCCCCCGTTCGTAGAAACCATGCGAGTACCAAATTCACGGATTGTATATGGGATTCGATCGAGTGGTCGCGCAGCCAGGGACGGTCGTAAGCATGTGTGGTGAATTCCTGCCAGTCAGTACGACCAGCGATCACTTCGTCTTCCGAGGAGTAGAGGGCATAAATGTTTTCTGAGGCTCGATGAAGATTCAGGCCTCCGCTATGCGTAGGAGCGCTGAGAGCGATCGCCGTCGATCCCGGAATAACGAGGGCGAGCGCCGCCGCTACGAGACCGCCAGCCGAAATACCGATCAGGAGAGATCCGGGAAGAACGGAGAGTTCCATATACGAGCGCAACGGGCTCTCCCTCGGATCGGAATGAGCCAACAAGGGACGATGGAACGTGGTAGGAGGCCCAGCCGATATCGTGGCTGCCACAGCATCATAAAGGGCCTTCACGCTCCCTTCCGGAGAACCGCCGAGGCCGTGAAGAAAATAAATATTGGGGTAATACACGACATGCCCTTTCAAGAGGTTATTTTCTAGGCCTCGATCGGCAAAAGCTTCTCTTTGAGCGCGAACGCTAATACACGTCCCTGCATATCCCGGATGATTTTGGCATCAATATCCGGCCTGTTCGGCAGCCCTATAGCCATCAACCAAGGGACACCCTCGCAAAGCGGTACGAGATGCCACGGGTGTTCACAGCGGGTGACTCGCGTCTCCATATAGCCGTAAGCAACTCTACTGATAACAGTATCGTCGTACTCCATGTGCCCGCATTCCGGGCAGACCGGCACCTGCATCAGGTGCGCCATCGCCGCTTCCACGCGGAGGGCGATCCATTCCTCCCGGGTTGGTCGTTTCTGATCCATAGGCTCCTCCGCCTTATTCCGCTTTATTCCGCCGTATTCTCCGCCTTAATCGCCGCCTCTATCCTCTTACCTTCCTCGACGGCCCACATCAAAGCCTGAGCAAATTCCTCGGCCACCGCGACCGGAACCGCGCCGATGGAAGGCCAGTTGACCTTGACCGGCTCCCATTTAATGTGGTCGCCGTCGTTTTCCAGGTCCCAATCCTTGTAGGTAGAGATCACCATCTCGTTTGCGGCGCGACCGGTCACGGCATCGATAGCCTGTACCCAGGTAACGAAAGGTGCGTCGGGTCGGTTGCGCCAGCGGCGCTCGGCCTGGAAGTGTTGACTGATCGGGATGATCTCATTCTGCTGCTGGGTTGTTTCCGTCACTTCGCCTCCTGATCGGCGAGGCGCAGAACATCCGTCTTGCGGACGTGAATTACCCCGCCGAGTTCGTTTTTCATGGGAATCAAGGTCCGGGTCCTCATATAGAGGCTGGCATTTTCGGTGGCCTGCATCCGGATCACTGTCAGTGGACCACGCTTCCGGTGAGGGCCTACCGCAACATCGTACCAAGCGCCGTGCTGCACGCGGACAAGTTTGTTGGGGAAAAGATGCCGCAGTTCATATCGGCTAACTACTTCGACTTCGGCCTCCCGCAGGGAGATTTCCTTGACGGCTATTTGTGGTTCCATGATCGGTCTCCTCATTACATTCTGACGCAACGGAGTGAAACTGGCTAAGTCTCAGGCCATCACGACTTCATCGTATCGCGGACTGAAATCGGGATGAACATCTTTCGCACAGGTAACAGCCGGGCAGGTGGTGATGCTGAGCGCGTCCTGCACTGCCATGGCGCGAATCTCCGGTGTCAACTCGACCGGGGAGATCCGGCAGCTTACGACCGGCGAGTTCTCGACGATCTTGCGCCAGTCGTCAGGGCGGATCGTCGCATCGCCGTTGCCGCCGTAAAGCGGGCGCACGATGATACGCTTGGCGAAAGGCGAGAACGAGAGCATCACCGTCTTGCGGCAGCCAGGTAGCGTTCCATAAAGCTTGTGGTTGAAGTAGAAGCCACTCTCGATACGGCTGTTGCTGGAAACCTCGATCTCGGACTTCGTGATAGTCAGCGTGCGCTTTGCCATAGGCTCGTCTCCTCATTACATTCTGGCGAGCCGGTACGGGATCGGTGAAGTTTCAGCCTTCAATCCCGCTGAAGACCATCGTCTGCCACCCATTCGGCAGCTTCCAGGGATCGTAGATGCCGGTCTCACGAGCAGCTTTGCGGATCGCGCGGAAGATGCGAGCCACCTTGGCGCGATCCTCAATGAAGCGAAGCCAGCCGTTGCTGTACTCCCCCCGCAGTGTGGAGTTCGTCAGGGCGATCTTCGGAAGTTCTCCGCGCCGAATACGGCAGCCGATGTGAGAGCAGTTCACGGGGGCTTCCCAGGTGGCATACGCCACCATGCAGCCGGTCGCCGCGAACGCAAGCTCTTCGCGCTCGGCCAGCGGTAGCTGCTTCCAGTCTTTCTCGGTTCCCTTGAACCAGCCGGAGTCGGCGATCATTTCGTTGATGGTCATTTCATGGCGAGTCTTCAGCGGCTTTTTCACGGATACTCTCCTCTCTACGCTCCAGCAGGTTGACGGGAATATGAAGGCGTTCTGGAAAACCGTGGACGCGGGCGGGCGTCCTGGCGTTCACGATACAGGTTCAGCGCGTTCACGATATGCTTCGTGCCTGGCGCGAAGTGAAGCAAAGTGGTGTTGCCGCCGATCGGCTCGATTACCTCGACCTCGATGGATGAGGGCCACCCGGCGCTGTTCTTCGCGGTGGACTTCGAGAGGACGCGGACAAACGCGCCGTCACGCTCGTAGAAGCTGGACAGAAAGTAGGTCTTTCCGATCACAAGCTTGTTGGTGGCCGAAATCATCTGAAACTGTGCTTGTTGGTATGTTAAGCCCATTCTCGCCTCCATTACATTCTGGCGAGTGGGGCGGGAATCGGCAAGGTTCTGAGTCAGGACTCTCCACCCTGCCGCATTTCACTTTCGGATGGCTCCAACACATTTCCGCAGGAGATACAGACCGTAGGGACAGCTTCTCCGGTTGATATGGGATGGATTTGTTCGCAAATGACACAAATGATAACCCGAAGGCCGAAGCTTTCCAGTGTTTCCTGCGCATCGACCAATGCGCTGGAGAGTATTTTGTTTGTCTTAGGGGTAGTTTCTTTCTTTTCGATCGGCATTGTTACCCTTTCCTCGCATGAACGTACAGTAGGTAGTCCCAGTCGTTCAGCTTGACGATTCTGACGCGCTCCCACTGCTCCCGGAGCGCGGTAGCGTGCCATTGCGCGTGTTCCTTGTTCGATTCACGGCCACAGAGCAGGTATTCCCGGCCATCGATCCAACGGACGCCTTTGCTTCCACGTCTGCGAAACTTTGTCACCGGACCCGCCTGCCGTTGCGCTTGACGTCGAACAGGTTGCGGGCCGAGGCGATCGCAGGGGTGCCGTGCTTCCCGCCCATGTTGAGGACCCAGCCAGCGGGGCCGCGCATTACCGCCCGGCCCGTGGCCTGCTTCATTTCGACGCCGTTGCGACCGATCCCGTTCGGGATCAGGATCGTTACGCGATCCCCGGCTTTGATCTTGGCCAGTGTCTCGGCACGAAGCTCTTCACCTGCATAAACCACATTGGCTTCCATAAGCGAGTCTCCTCACTATATTCTGGCGCATCAAGACGGAATCGGTGAAGTCTGCGCCGGAGCATTTTGCTGGAAATCCGGGGGTGCAGGTAACGGATTGGGCATCCAATGCGAGACTTCTTCGGAAGGAAAGCCACGGACGCTGATGTTATTCGGCGAAAACACTAATCGGTCTCCGAAGGAGCGGAAGCACTCGCCGTCCCAGACGTGGCCGCTAACAACAAAGAACACCCGCCGTATCGGCTGCCCGAAATGGTCTCGTTCTGTTAACTCGGGAAGTTGCTGTGCCACCTCAGTCCATTTGCGCGTCTCATCGACCATCAGTTCGTCTCCTCACTATAAGTCAGCGGGTCACCCAGGGAAGGGGGATGAAGGCCCTAGTCCGTATCTCCACCTCTCCGCGCGGCACTACGAATCCGCAGAATGCTCAGATCATCCGTGGTGACTTCCACGTGGCAACGATGCACCAAGGGCGAGTTAAGGAGAGCGTCTTCCGGGCTCACACCGTCCACTACGAACTCGCAGCGGTGGTGCTTCTTGAACTCCTGCAATAGTGCGTAGAGAGTTTTCCCGTTCTCAGTGGCCTCTTCAACCAGAGCTTCGTAGGTGATTCCACTGGTGCTTTGGTTTTGGTAAGCCGTCCAGGCACACACGCTTAGAGGTCGGACGGCACTGGAGTAAATCTCAGCTTCCGTACCTCCATACTTGTTGGTGCCATACAAGGCAGCCTCCAGTTCAGACCAGATTCTGAGGGCGTCGGGCAGCGAGATATTAAGCATGATTCCTCCTGTAACTATTTGGCTCCTACAGACTTACGGCATTGATACTCCAGCGTATCGCACCAGGGAAAACGGACGCAGGTCCTGATACATCAACACCATGTCCGCAGGTTCCAGAGTGGAGTCGGAGTGTTCAGTGTCACTCGGATAATCCTGGTAGTTGAACAGGATCGTATAGCTGCCGGGTTTGCCGAGGATCGTGATTTGGTCGGGCATATGTCACATTCTGGCGCGTTGGATCGGGATCGGCGAACTCTTACCAGCGCACGCTCCAAACGCGACGGGGTGATCCCATTCTAGCTGGGAAATCAGTTCGTTCCGACGAGTCTCGTCTTCAATTAGTGGTTCACTTATATGTCCCAGTCTTCCTCTTGCTATCAGTTACCGAAATATCCGGTCAGAGAGAATGCGATTCACCTGCTCATCAACGGTCTCCTCGCTATCGCGAGGGTCAACAACTTGCGTCCCCCCCTGCCATCAATGAGATGCGTAGGGTACCATATTTGTAGCCGGTAATGCGCATGATCGCGTTGAGTTCGCCAGCGTGCTCATTGAGTATAGCCGCCATCTCCCGCACCTGATCCGGTGAAAGATTTCGTTCTTGGAAGATCAGGTTTTCCGGCTCACCCGTCACAGGGCTGGGTTTTCCGCTCTCGATCCTAACTTCAAACGTTGTGGGTCTCATTTTGCTCTCCATGAGGATGGCTGCCTCTCACTATAATCTGGCGTACAGCTAAGAAATTGGTGAGGTTTCGGATCAAATGTCCCAGTCTTCCTCTTCCTGGCGAAGCTGCTTCTTGCTCTTCCGGCAGCCAGGGCATTTGTAGTGCGGGTCTCCCTTGGGCGGTGCGGTCTTGGCCGAGGGAAGGCTCATATCACTCTCAATCTTGTCGAGAAGGCGCTCGTTCTTCAAGATACAGGGGTCAGCGAAGACATAGAACTTCCCCTCTTTGGTGTCGTAGCCGACCCGACCCCGGGGGACTTCATCGTACTCGACGCCCGGAGGCACGATTCCGTTTCGCTGTAATTCGCGCCAGAACGCGTCATGACCTCGTCCGTGGGTTTTGAATGCGCCGTATCCCTCGGCCTCGCTGACCGGGGTGCCGTCGATGAACGGTTTTCCGTTGTAGACGAAGAAGATGCCGACCTCGGGCTCGGTTGCGACCTTGCGTTTCGCCTGGGTGCGCTTGTTGAGCGCGGCAAAATGGTCCAGCATAGGCGTGGCACGGTTTTTGGCGGCTACGGGCTGTAAAAGACGGGATTTCATAAACTCCGATCAAAAAGGGATGTCGTACGGGTCGCCTTCAGCCACGTCCAGGACAGAAACCGGTTGCGAGCCGTATACTTCGGGCTCCGGCTCTCGCGCCATCATAATACCCATACCGTCCATGAATTCGCCGTTGAACTGGCAGGCGTCATTTGCTTCCGCATAGGTATCATGTACGGAGTGAATGCGGTGTTCGACGCGGATCAGTGCATCGGTGAACGGGCAGCACACTTCGACGAGGCTATACGCCACGAACCTGCCCTGAGCCACCAGGGCATCGATCTTCGCGCTCTCGTCTTTAGACGGGATCAGTTGCTGCGCATGAGCGAATGACCGCTGAAACTCGTTCCTATAGCCGTCGCCGAAAATTTCATCGTACTCTTCCGCAACTGCTTCGTTGTAGGAGGCTTCGTCAATGAAATCGAGTGCGTTGACCATGGGTTTATCTCCTCACTCCATTCTGGCGAGCCGGAGCCGAATCGGGGAAGTTGATGTACCTCGACGGTGTCCCCGGATTCCGACCTGCCCGTATCTTATATACGCAAAGGTCGTGACATCACCAACAGCCGTGGCCCCATAGTGCGATTCCACGTGCGGTATGGCGGATGTGTCTTTGCCGTTCAATTCCGCCTGAATCCTCGTCGCCGTCCATGATGTGAACACCACCTTCAGCTTCATGGAACATGTTTCCGTTGGCATAGCGCCGTCTCGCTTCAAGCACCAATTCATTACCGAGTTTCACAAACTTATTTAGCTTTCGTTGCAGTTCCTCGTCCGTCATTCGTTCCTTTCGTTAGGCAGCGTAATATGGGTGGTTGACTCATCCCAGCTTTGGGAGTTCCTTGTACCGGGCCTCGACTTCCTCCCGGTTCGTAAACGTCAGAGGGTAGGAATCCAGATTATCGAACCCATGATACTCGCCGATCGCGAGCCACGCTAAGGTACGGACTCGCAGATCGTCCGAGACGAACGCCTCGCGCATTTCATCGAGGGTGTGGTCGATACTCGCGGCTACCGCCTCCAGGTCGTCATGGAACCACTCATCGTAATCCGGTAGCGGATTAGGCCAGCTTGGGTCCCAGCGCTTCGCCACCAGGTAGACGTTCTCGCCGTCGCGCTCCAGTTTCAGGGGCTCCAAGATAAAGCGCCGGATCTCCCAGGTGGGATTGTCCGAGTCCTCGTCGATGACCTCAAGCCGTTCGACTTCAGGAGGATACACGCCAGTAGCGTCCTCGAAGATGAACAGGCCGCCGTAATCGATCGGGTGCCGGTCGCCGAGATTCGCTGTCAAAACCCATTCGGGCTGCTGAGTGGTCATCAGAATATCTCCCCTTGGACGTCGCGCCGGTAACCATGCTGGGCGCGAACTCTTTTCCCAACCGCGCGGATAGCCTGCTCCGGCGTTTCGGACGTACCCATCGCTTTGATGATGTCGCCATCTTCGTAGGCCTCTACGACGATGTCCCAACCACCTTCATTGTAGTGGTCGAGGGCGTGTTTCCTTACCGCCGCTACCAGTCTTCCCTGTTCCGCACTATCCATCCGCAGTTCCCCTTAATAGGTACCGATTGTCAGCCGGGCTTCCTCATCCGTCAAGATGATGTCCGTGTCGAGGTTGATGTAGGCGTGTTTGCCTGTGGTTGCCTGGTAGACATACAGAAGCCGATGACCGCCGCGAGAGACGAAAGGCTGCTCGGTGCCACCACATGCCGGAACCCAATTTCCTTGCTCCCGGCGCTTCTCGATCGCTTCGATCTGGTCGATTACGCTCACACTGCGATCTGGCGCGGCGAACAGAATTCGGTGAAGTTCATGTCTTTCGACTTCCGGACTCCATTAAAGAGAGTCGTTTCCGGAGCCCTTGCATGGTTAATTCGAAAGTTCTAGCCTCTTCCCTCGTCGCCGCAGCCGGTCTCGGCTCCAAGCAGGCGAGCGCCCTTACGCCCCTGAGCGATATGCCAGTGGCAGACGTTGTGCTGCAGGAGATCGTTGGAGAACCCAACGACCGAAAGAGCACGTTTGCCCAGACGAGCCCGGCGATTGGAAACACACAAATCGCCAACCCTTTTACCCCATTCCAAGGCGACGACGTTTTCTTCACTTACCTTATTCCGGGAGTGCGGTTTCAGAGTCACGACGGACAGTGGTTCGAGATCGATTCCTATGACGCCGAGAACGAAATTGAGATCCACAACGTGTGGTATCCTCGCCAGCGTGGGGTGGTATCGGTGCAAACCCTTAGAAAAGCGATCTTTGCGTGGATTCACCCCGTTCAAGTTACTCTACCCCCAATTCCTGTCGGTGTAGATTACGGTACCTTGGATGTTAAGGTGCAGAACTGACAGAGGATTGTTCACCGAATCCGCCTCTACAGGCCAGAACCTACTGAAGGATGCTTGTCTACAAGATCACAAACACGGTTAATGGGAAAGTCTATATAGGGCAGACTGTCGGTACATTACACAAACGATGGTCAGCCCACAAGACTGATGCGCGGAATGGAAAGAAATCCCTCACCATATGCAAGGCGATTAGAAAGTACGGCCCCGAGAATTTCTGTGCGGAAGAGCTTGCGACAGCCTCTTCCATAGAAATGCTAAATGAGTTGGAGATTCATTTTATTAACCTGTACCGGTCCCACGATCCCAAATTCGGCTACAACTCTACTTTCGGTGGTGATAGGCCGAAGATTACAGAGCAGTTACGGGAAAAATTTCGCTCCAGGCCCAATCACTGGAAGAGGCGGAAGCACTCTTCCGAAACAATTGAGAGAATGGCCGACGCGCAGCGCGGCCCGAAGAACCATAGATTCGGTAAACAAGGGGCTAGAGGACCCGAACATCCCGGCTTTGGTAAGAAAGCATCCACTGCGACACGCGATAAGCTCAGAGCCGCAGCCGCGAAAAGGAAGGCAGATGGGAAGGTTCGTCCTCCATGTTCCGAAGAGACGAAACAAAAAATCGGAAAAGCCAATAAAGGCCGTGTGAAGACTCAGGAGGAAATAGATCAACGAAGAGCTAAGATCCTGGGCCGCCCACGTTTAGAGGAAACTAAGCAGAAGATTCGCGATAGTAATAAGGCACGAGTTGCTGAGGGGGTATTTCTTCACCGCAAAGGCAAATCAATGACGTCAGAGGCAATAAATAAACTTAAGGAATCTCAGCGGAAGCGTTGGGCGGCTATGCCTACGAACCAGAGAGAAACTATCAGCCGTAACGCGCGACAGAAGAGATTCGAACAGTTAGGAATAGCGCCTCCTTTAGTAGAGGCGACTTCAAAGTGTTTGATTTAACAGGCAATCACCTGGCGGGGTACATGATCCGCGTCGTCCGGGATGTCGTGACGCGGAATCCGCGCTTTCGCTCCGCCCTCGGCGAGGTGGCGGCTCAGTCCAACTACATGGTTTCCTACGGTGATGTGCAATGCATTGTCAAGGACATCACGGCGCAGGGGGCACGCTTATCCCCCGACAACTTCATGTGCTTTCAATTGGGGCGCTCGATCGTCGCCACGGTGGGAGATAAGGACGGCTCCTTCATCGAGTGGGCCAACGAAATCGACCCGACGCTGGCGACCCCGGTTGCCGGTATATATATGATGGGGGTCGCCGGGGTCGATGAGAAGACTCGCGACGTGTTTCTGGAGACGGAGACATATAAGTGGTACGAAGGATATGTAAAGAACGCGCAGGGATCGCGCGTCAACTTCGCTCCCGGAATCGACGCGACAACGGTTCAGCCCTACGACATCACTAATAATAATGTACCGGAGTTTCAGGCCGGAGCCGACTTCATCTACTTACTATCCTCCGTAGTCGAATTAGGGGTTAAAGATGTTAACAACAATGTCTTGACCCCTCTCACTCAGTATTGGGTTGATCAGACGCAGTCGCAAGTCATTATTGAGTCCACGGTGTTCGGCACCCAGACCGCGCAGGTGCCTTCGAACTATGATACGGTTACGTTGGTCGATCAGGATGGATTCACCTTACGGAACGGAATTGATTATATCTTCACTTCAGCGACCACAGTTACATTAAGTGGATGGACGCCAGCCGGAGGCACGATTACCGCCGTGGGAACGGTGAAGGCGGACCCCTCCATCGCCGGTAACTGCCTCAACCCCGAGAATACGTTGGATTTCACCCTCGCGCCCGGCGAAACCCTGGTGGCGGACCAGGTGTCAGTATGCACACAGGCAGGCGATGACCAGCCAGTCACAGTCTCGACTACCGGTGTGGTTACGCTCGACACTCCGCTCCCCCCTGGCGGCTGGTGCCGGTACAACATACGAACCTTGGTTGGCTTCTCCCGCGTCACAGCGAAGAAGATAGCCCTCAACACCGGCTTGGTGCCGGGGATGAGTATCGCGATCGGCGATAGCGTAACGGTCGGCGACCAGTGCGCCCTCATTGTTTCGCCCCAGGTTTGCCAGACCTACGAAGTATACGGATCGAAGGATAATGTCAACTTCACGATCGACGTGAAAGCCAATGATCCATCCACGGCCTCGGAATTGGCGGAGCTTCTGAAGCAAGAACTACTGATCAACCGGCGTGCCCGTATTGAGGCGGACGGCATATCTATCCTTGAAGCTTCCCGTGCACCCGTAGTAAATCAGCGCGACCGCAGTGCGACCGCGACCGGATGGGTATCCACCCTGGGAGTCAGTTGTCTCGCCGACTGGCGTGTTTTCAAGCCACTGGTGACACGCGTGCAGAGTGTGGACATCACGACGAGCCCGACGACACAAGGTTACCCCGGAAAGCCAAGCCTTGCGCCGCGCATGTTTGCGATCGGGGCGATCGGGTTCTTACCCGACTACCGCTGACGTCGCTTAATTTTCTGCCCAATATTCGGTTTGAGTTACTCCGGCAGTATCTCTCTATTAGGGAGTTAAATTCTTACGCAAGAGGTCCTATGGCGACTTACCAATACGCCTGTTCCGACTGTAATGCCGTGATTGAGCGGGTTCAGTCCATGAACGAGTCACGTCCGGAATCGGTGCCCTGTATCTATTGCGCCGGGCAAGCGAATTTCATACTGTCCGCTGTCGCCGTTCTCACGGGTGGGATGTCCAACTCCCCGATCGATGTGTCCGTAGGACGTGAAGCGGAAGCGCGGTGGGCCAGTATCAACGCCCGGCAAGAGAAGCGGAATCAGGTTCGCCGCGACGCCAACAAGCAGGGCCTTACGGCGACCGACTACAAGACCTTTGTTCCGATTACCAGTGAGCAGAAGGCCACACGCACCCGCGCTCTCGACTACGTGGCCCGCGACGGCCACAAACCCGATCTTTCAGATGGATTGACACGCACGGCTGAGGGCAAATAGCAGCCGGAAAACCAAAGCTACGGAAAAAAACTGACTTTCAGGCTCTTCATAGAGTTTGATTTCTCATTCCCAGCCAGCCCAATGGCCAAGTAATTGGGACGGAGCCGACCTATGGCACTTTTCGAAACGTCTTACACGCCGCCCGGTGTGTACACTCAAGAGGTTCTGAACCCGACCGCGCCCACCCTGGCGGCCAATGCCCGGGTTCCGGTTCTGATCGGTGAGGGCCAGGAAACCTTCACGCAATCGAATGTTGAGATGCACCGGGGTTCCAGCGCGACCTCCGACGACCAGGTAGTTTCCGAGAACCTATCCGCGCAGGCGAACGGCACCACGGGTCCTTTCCAGTTGTCGCATTATCCGGTTGTTACCGGTAACGGCACCGGAACCCCGGCCACCAGCCCGTCCGCTATCCAAGTGACCACCATCGCGCCGGGCCAGACCACCGAGATCCCGGTGACGGTGCTGACCCTGAATGCCCAGACCGGCCAATTCACGACCCAGACGATCATCCCGCAGGGAAGCTCGCTCTATGCGAACTACTACTTCAAGCGGACGGATACCCAGGTCCTGAACGAGAATGATTCCTTCCAGGTGCCGACTTTCGCCACCCTCACCGTCCAGGCTACCTTGGTCCTGTCGCTCACCATTCCGGGTGCTCTGGGCAACCAGGTCACGCTTGCTTTGACCCAGGCGGCCACCGGCGACGGCGTCTCCGACCTCCAGGCCGTCACCGGCGCGGGCACGGACGCCATCTCGATCGAACTCCGTAACAGCGACAACAGTATTCGCACCCTGGCGAACATCGCCACCCTCGTCAGCGCCGGAATCGAGACCGCGAATGCGGGCTACCTGACGGTAACCTCCGGTGGTTCTTCCGCGACTGCGGGTGCGGCCATGGCCGCCACAGCCTTTGCGGGCGGCGCGGGTCCGAACACCAACACGGTGTTCAAGGTACAGCAGGTTCCGATCGTGGACGGCACCAACGGCGGTGTGGTTACGACCGATCCCACCAAGGTGCAGGCCAAGGTCAACGGCCAGGTTGTTAGCGTGAGCGCGGTGGACGGCGCTACGGGCTTCGTCACGCTGGCCAATCCGGTGCTTCCGGGCTCCATGCTCACACTGACCTACTACACGAACACCTGGCAGAACACGTCGGATCAGCTTCCGGCAGCCAACGTTGCTTCGATCGTTGAAGTCGGTTTCGGTCCGAACCGCGAGGATTTTGTCGAAGGCGTCGATTATGTGCTGAACGGCAATTCAGTAGCCTGGGGCGCATCGGTCAACACCGTCGCGGGAGTCAATACCCCGGGTTATCAGACGTTCGATGCGACGGACATCAATACGACCCTGGTGGACGAGAAGGTCTACATGCGGCTGTGCTCCGGCACCGCGAGCGGCTCGAACTACACGTTCACGCTGCCCGATGTTCCGGTCGATGGCTCCGGCCTCGGCGTGCCCACCAACAATCCGGCTTTGGTCGCGGTATACATCGGCCCCGATCCGGTGACGGCGGCGGCCAGCGGCGCGGTGCGCGTTTCGCAAGTTGCGGGAGCGAGCGCCACGGTGACTCTTTACAACCCGGCTCCGACAGGGCAGAACGTTTATGCCTCCTATTACCGGACTGTGCTGAATGACCACGAGTTCACTGTGGCCGTGAAGACTGCGGGCGCGACCGGTCAAGGCACTTACACAGTGACCGACGAAAGTAACCTGATCGTCCCGGTTGCTTCCAACGGCACGGATACGGTGTCCGACGCGAATTTCGCCAATACCGGCATCGTGTGGCCGAGCAACTTCCCCGACCTTCAGGCCGCAATCGGCGGAGCCGACGAGACCATCACTCTCACCTTCCAGAACGACGGGCTAAATACTATCACCACTCCGGCTGTCCAGGCCTCGGTAACACTTGACACCACCCTGGTGTTCACGGCGACCACTCCGGGCATCGGCGGCAACTCCGTCAGCATTGCACTGCTTGCTGGCGGCGAAGGTCAAGCGGATGCCACGGCAATCAGCGTGACCGGCGACGCGGTCACTGTTGAAACGGTGATGGCCGACAACGAGACCGTTCGCACCTGGCAGGAGATCATCGACCTGTTTACCAACTATCCGCCGACGACGACGGACGGGGGCGTCATCCTGTGCTCCGCAGTCAACGGTGCAAACCTGACCGCACAGGCGCAGGCTGTAGCCGCCACCAATCTTGCCGGTGGTACCGCTGCGGTTACGTCGCCCTATGCCAACCGTTACCTGGTCACGACCAGCCGTACGGCGACGCAGGCGGCTTCGGATGGTCTTGGCCTGACCGGTGGCGCAACGACGCCCGGTACCCTGAATACGGGTGCTGGTGCGGTTGGAGCGTCCGGCTACCTTGGCCAGACTTATATCGATGCAATCACCGCCGTGCAGTTCACCATCGTCGATCCGGCGAAGGCGCTTGCCTACGGCTACACTCAACTGCCGAGCCCCAGCTACAAGTACCAGCCGGGCGACATTCTCACCTTCGTGATTAGCCA